CTAATTTAGAAGGAGCTCTAATTTAGTCTGCAAGGAGCAGGTGTTACAGACGGCATTGGCTTTACGCTTACTTACCGACTCCGCCGCCAGCAGGGCTTTCAGTCCGGTGTACTGACCGTTTTCGTCGGTGGTGCCGATGATATTGGAAACGGTCTGCGCGAGTTTCGTTTCTTCGTCATCGCCGGTGCCGTCTTCCACGCGCACGACAACTGTGACCGGTTTTGACTGGTCGGCGATGGCCTGCAACGATGCCGCCAGCGTGCCTTTTTTACCGGCCTTTGCAATTGCGCTCTGCACATTGGTAATCAGCACCGGTTTATTGAGGGGGAAGATTTCCGCATCCGCATCGCTGGCCGTGCAGACCATGCCGACAATGGCAGTGGATACGGTGGAAATGACGCGGGTGCCGTCGTTAATCTCCAGCACCTGCACGCCATGATGATAGTCGCTCATCCGTTTAACTCCGTGGTTAATGGGTGCAACTATTTTCTGTTGGGCAGTGCATGAGACGCCATTTGACCTGGCTGGTCAGTGGATGAAACAACAGATAAAGAAAATGCGGGCAATTCGCCCGCCTGTCCTGATTTGCACACACTCATTTTCCGACTGACAGTTTACATAGCCCAAACGCTATCAAATCTGACAGTCTGCTTTGAGCGAAATGCGGACATGCGGGAGCATGGTTTATGTATGAAACTAATGATGATAAATACCATCGTCTAAAGGGGGACCTTCAGCCGTAACCCCCGTGATACTACTTGGCGGTTCAAAGATGGCCCGACCAAATATTGCATCAAACTCTGCTTTTGTGACTGATAAGTATTGCAAGATGAGCTCTAGCAGCTCTCTGTACGTATCACAATGCCATTCAATGTGAGGACATATTCGGGAGAGAACTCTGTTCTTAAAATCATCCAGATTATTTGGGACTTCCAGCAAGTTACCAGTGTTTAATGCTTTCGACATAAACTTGTAATTGAGCATAGAGAGAACCACTACTGATACACCTTTCTCTTGCCTTAACTGATCGAACTTCTCTTGTGCTTGAAGGCTTAGCTTGGCGTATTCGCGATCTCGTTTAGAGTTGATTGGTTCGACGTACTGAAGCGGTTCGTCTGCAGCATCACCGATACGTGGACAAAAGTATCTATTCCACCAAGCCTCAAAATACCTTTTTTGGAACTCAAGGTATGTCATCCCAATAATATTGGTGTTTTGAGTGTACTGTTTAGCACCCTGCTGAAGCCCGTGCTTTGAAATAATAAATCCAATATTAGCCCCGGTTTCATGCATTACCGTGGTGAACGAATGGACCACCGTCTGTGGTATAGAACTACCCCAGTTTTTGCATTCCACAATGTATCTGATTTTGTCCACGCTCCTAACATCTGTAGCAAGAACATCCACATTCACCGAGCCACGCGGGGTTTCTAAATCGACCTCGACTTCTGCAAACAAGCCAACATTACGGAATATACGTTGGACCCCTGTCTGGAGGTCTTGCCAGTTTTCTGGTAGTGGGTCATCGATCACTTCTGCTTTTCCTATGCACTATCCGCATGCTTTTAAGACTACTTGAAGACACAAACGTCGTCATCCACTAAAAGGTTCAAATTTGAGATAAAAGTTCGTTTCTGGTACGAAGCGGATCGTTTGAAGAACCGTGTGATCTGCTAAGAGCGAGGAGTGGACGTTCTCAAGGGATTGCTTACATCGAGGATGTATGAATCAACGGGGTGCAGGTCACAATATATGCTATCACTTGGTTGTTGAAACGAATGCCAAAGCCTGTGACGAGCGAGGAGTAGACTTTGGCACAAAAAAAATTTAAGTGTCCGATGACTTTGTTTCAGCCGCTTTATCCTCAACCAATACCCAATCTCCGGAGCTAACCTTTGTCATAAGACAAAATGGAAAGTTGTTAAAAAAATGTTCAATATCACTTGAGGGTATTTTCTCAATTTTATTTAAACAACCATCAGCTATTTGTAGGGAAATCATTTCTCTTGTAATTTTCATAAATTGATCAACATCAGATAACAACCATGTTTCATGATGAGCACCAAACAATTTGTGCGGTATATCATCAAGAATAAGATTGTCTAAATCATGTGATTTATCTTTGTTTAGCTCAAGAAGTACAAAATCAAAAAAATCAAAAAGATATGAATAGAGAAGATGAGTATAAAAGGTAAAATAGTAATCAGCAAAATTAATATTGTTATTGAATCTATTTGAATACATCATATGAGGTTGAATCAGATCGTTTAGATCAGAGTCATATGCTTGGAAACAAATCTTTGTTTTAATATTATCATCGTTGACATAATAAGGATTTACTGTTATCCCTCCATGAACTATCTTATTTCTTATTTTATTAAAGTCCTTATACCATTTTAAATTCAAATCTGGAAATTCCTGTGCATATTGCTGGAAATGATTTTCAAGGTAATCATATTTATTGCCATTTTTTTTAGTTGGGAAAATTAATTTATCAGCTATCTGATATGCAATATCCCATATCGTGCTGATTTTATAATAGCAATACTCAATAGCACTAATGCTGACAATTGATGTTGCATCATGTTTTCTGATGAACTCAGCATCTTTTTGAATTTTATTAATGTAAGTAATCATATAAAACAGTTTCTTGAAATGAGTTTTTAAATTTTTTAAAAGAAACTGAAGTTTTATGTCTTCCAGTGTATCTTCTTCATACTTATTTAAGTACATAATAATTTTATAAAGTGGACTGCCAACTCTTTTTGCATGTATATCCATTATTTACTCCAATAAATCAATGCGAACATTTTAATTGAAAATTTAATGCCAAAAACTTTAGTTAGTCAATAATTTATTCAAACGTCCGCTACTGGCACAGAACGGACTGTCAGATTAGGCTTTACTCTGTGCCATAGATATGTAAGCTCACACCAGAGCTCATACAACTTATTGCGGCATTTCCGGCCATTCAGGATTTGCAGGATCCACACGACTGACCAGAACACTATAGCGTTCCCATGCCTCCAGTCGACTACGCTCCTCATCTGTTGCCATATTCAGCCTGACCGCGCGCTCCAGCGGCAAAATCACGGATTCAGCTTCGGAAAGCAAAGCTGCCTTATGTAATTCCGCCAGTTTCTGCTGTTCGTCTGCCGTATAAATCCGCTTAATCACGGCACCATCCTTAAACATCCATTTACCTGAGTCATCAGCACGCCGGTTGGCAGTAATATCAGGAACCTCAACGACGCTAAAACCTTCAGGATTAAGCGTTGAAGCATCTCTGGTGATGGCGACAATAATATTATTTTCATCGTAAACAATCTTTATTGTGTCTGGCTGAAAATTACTTACTTCCTCATACCAGTTTTTTCCGTCTTCGGACCATAACCAGATAACATCAAAATTCTTTGTTAGCTGATATTGCTCTTTTGTTTTTGGATTACCTGACTTAATGTTCTTTAAATGCTGCATTACTTACACCTGCGCAACGTTATACCATGTGCCATTGATGTATTTTTGTATCGGCCTGAAGATGGCCTCATCATCGCCATCTACTTCACCAATGATTCTTAATCCGGTAATCGTGTGTCCGGCTTTTTCATAACGACCACCTCGCGCCATCAATTGAACAACTCGCGTACCCAGGCGAACATCTTTCACATAGCGGGAATCAAAATTCCCCCAGTTGCTGGGTTGCATCTGACCGTTAACAGCAAATATTACCGAGTTATCTGTATTTCGCTGGCTATAGAAATGCCATCCGGACTCATCGCCTAACTCTGCAACCACTGGACGGTTGGAAGCACCCCATAAATTAAAGATAATATTCTTCGTGGATGTGTTAGAGCTGGATAGCGAGAACTTTTTACTATCCCCTGCCTGAATATTTTTAAAAGCAATAGCCACTCCATTCTGAAAACGGAATACACGCTGACTGTTAGCATAAACATCAAGAATACCGTCTCCATTCTGTTTAAATCCGGTATCATTATCACCAAGGACAATAGAGCTACCACCTAGTGCATTCGTCGTACCAACTCCAAGACAGCCATTAATGACGGCATTAACAAGAATATTTAGTGCATCCCATTTCAGCGTCATCAGGTCTTTTGTTGTGGTACTCTGGCGGCTTCTCCATTTGAAATATTCATTGCCGTTATCCCCCGTTTCAAACCACATGTATGAATCAGCGTCACCATCGGCATCATTTTTAAATCCAATCTTCGCCCAGTCAGTATTTCGAATCCAGGCAAGGATTGAGTCGTTTTCAAAAGTAATCCCGCCGGACAAGGTATCGCCATTCTTTTGCACCGCGTTCCTGGCCCTGTTTACCGTTTCCTGCAAACCGAGGTATTCGATAACGGCAGCAATGGTCGCTTTAGCCAGAATATCCCGCCCGACTTTTGTCAGGGTTGCCAAACTGGCAACATCATTCCCCGTAAAATACGGAAAGCTGTCTGCCGCAGTAGCAAGCCCCGCCAGCGCCGTCAGAGTGGCATCTTTCGGTTGCTTACCCGCAAGCGCATTAGTCATGGAGGTAGCAAAATTCGGGTCATTGCCCAGCGCCGCCGCCAGCTCGTTCAGCGTATTCAGTGCGTCAGGCGACGAGTCTACAAGGGCGGCAATCGCGGCCATAACGAAAGCCGTGTTTGCGATCTGAGTATTATTCGTTCCCTGTCGCGCAGTTGGCGTCGTTGGCGTTCCGGTCAGTGCAGGGCTGTTTAATGGCGCTTTTTTGTTCGCTTCATCCATTACCGTCTTAACAGCTTTTGGTGTTGCGGCGAGCGTTTCAGACGTGCTGTTGGTCGCACTGCTTAACTGAGTAAAACCTTTTGCGGTCAGCGAGGCGTCAGGGTGACGTCGTGACTGTTCATGTTCTGCAATTTTGTCATCAACGTAATCCTGCGTTGCCATCACCGTTGTGGTGTCAATGGTCAGCGCCACTGAGGCCACACTGCTGACGATGATGACCATGCGGCAGGTCTGCGAACGCCCTGAGCCTTCGGCAAGGGCAGGCTTATAACTTTCGGCCATGTTCGCCACGGCAATTAACGTTCCCGCATCATCGTACAGGCCAAGCTCACGCATCCAGAAACCGCCCACCTCCGGCGGAATAACCAGCTCTGCGATAATATAATTACTGTTTCGTTTGTCCTGGCTGATTTTGTTCAGCGTATGTCGCCAGACTTCGTGGATAAGCCCGGTCTGTCCGGCATCCGGGACAGGCAATTTACCACCGCCATCCCCGACGGCCATCGTGGTAATGTTGACCTTCCGCCCTCCCGGTGCGGTTGCCGCTGCCAGCTTTGCTGCACCGGCAGTGGTGATAACGGTTTTGAATTTTGTGCTCATTATTCCTCACTTATCCGGGGTAAACCGTAATTACATCGCCGTCGTAAGCCACACCACCGGCGAACAGGTAGCCGGGAATGTCCCGGGTAATGTTCAGGCCAATAAGATGACGGCTTGCAGGTTTGGCATCAGCAATCAGCCGTTCCATTTCCTGATACATTGCCTCTGTGATGCCACTTTCCAGTACACCAATATCAAGCCGGAAGGTGCCGGGCGGGTCACTGTTTTCCCACCACTCCGTCACGTTGATGAGATAGCCGAGCGGCTCCACCACACGCCGGATTGCACCGATAGTGCCCTTATGACAGTGGATGAAATAGGCATCGCGGATAACGGCGCGTTTTGTCGCTTCCGGCCACTTTTCATCCCACCTGTCGACCGAAAACGCCCACGCCAGCCACGGCAGCAGATTTGCCGGACAGGTATCCGGGTTCCACAGTTCACGAATCCTGACCGGCGTTTTTTCAATTTCCGCACAGGCTTTTGCGGCGGCAACTTCAAGCGGTGATGAGCCGGTCGGCAGCAGTCGCGAATCACTCATCCGAGCCTCCGGTCACGACGCGGTATTCGGTACAGAAAGACGCCTGCGTACTGTTGAGCACGATGTCGGCCAGCGGTGCAGTCAGTTCGACACGCTGCACGCCTTCCACATGCAAAGCGGCATAAATGGCAGACAGACGGATGTCGCGCCCCAGCCGGTGCTGTGCCGTGATGTACGCTTCCAGTTTTTTCACGGCAGCAGCGCGTATGGGTTCGCTTTCGGGACCAGGGTAAAGGTAAAGCGTGGCGTTTATCTGGTATTCAACGATGGCGGCAGACTGCACGGTCACGCGGTCGGCCACCGGTCTGACGTCCTCACCATTAAGGGCGTTACGCACCACGGCCAGCAGGTCTTCGGATGCGACGCCGTTATTTTCACGTGACAGCACAGAGATGGTGACGCAGGCCGGAGACGGACTGGTTACAGAAATATCCGCGACACGCCCGTCGGCACTGCGACCATGATACTGATAGGCCCCCACCGACCCGGCGACGCTTAAACCTTCAAACGCCTGCTGAATACGCAGACGATAATCCGTGTCAGATTCCATCACTGCCGGTGTCGGCGGGATGGTCGAATCATCTTCCAGGGTGATAATCAGGCGCGTGGTGTTGTAATTGGCACCAATCACATCAAGGTCATTACCGGCAGCACAGGCCAGCATCACCGCCCGTGCGGCCTCATTCACACGCTGACGCCAGATAAGCTCACGATAAGCATTTTCCTCCAGCAGTTTGACGAGAGGCTCAGATTCCAGCGTCAGGGTACGGGCGACCGCCTCCTGCTGGTCTTCCGGGTAAAGGGAAATCAGTGTCGCCTTGCGTTCGGCAAGAATGGTTTCAAAGTCCAGCTCCTCAACCACATCCGGTGCGGGTAGCTGGTTCAGGTCGATAATCGGCATGGTTTCAACTCACAGGAATGGTTAACGAAAGTGGCTGGCCGGTGTCGTTGTGCTGGCCGGTTAACGTGACCGTCATTCGCCCGTCAAAACTGCGCTCAGTGGTGACGGATGACAGGGTGACGCGGGGTTCCCATTTCAGCACCGCCATGTAACAGGCGACCTTAATCTGCAACTCAAGCGCCGGGGTCTGCGGCTGGTCAATCATTGACGCCAGCAACGAGCCGTAATCACGACGCATCACCCGCGAGCCGACCGGTGTGCGCAGGATATCGCCGATACTCTGGCTGATATGCTCAAGGTCAGTGACAGTCAGGCCATCACTGCGATTCATTCCGAGATAACGCGCAGTCATAGAGGTCCCCCTGTTGTGCCGCCGCTGTCGCCGGGGTGTTTATGGGTATGAAGTACCTTACCGTTTGATGAGAGTTCACCGCCGGTGTGTTCAATGTTGCCGCGCATCGTCCCGCCCTTCTGCACTTCCAGCGTGCCGGTAATCAGCCTGTTGGTGCAGACCACCTCCGGTGTGTCCAGGGTGACGCGGGTTGATGCTTTCACCATGACCACCGGCACCGTGGCGGTAACAGAATCAGAAGCCGTCACGCTGGCCGTTTTAATTCCGCTTACCGTAAGTGCACTGGTTTCGGGTTCATACTCAATCACCGCCCCGTCAGGGAAACGGATATGCAGGGCATCCGCCGACGCAGACGGCGGAGGGTTATCGCCGGAATAAATCCCCGGCAGAACAAACGCCGTGTCAAGTTCACCGCCCACGGCCAGAATCAGCACCTGCTCCCCCACGGAAGGTGCCCACCATGTGCACGAACGTCCGGCGCGATGGGTCAGCCACTGAAGCCAGTCGGTGCACATGCCGCCGGTCTGCACACGGCAGCGACCGGCTTTAAGGTTGGTTTCGACGACAAGGCCGGTACGAATCATGTTGCGCAGTGCGCGCGCGAGTTCCTGAATATTTGCGAGAGTGTTCATAACGGGAAGGATGCCGCTGGACGATACCAGCAGCAATCATGGAGGATTCTGTCAGCTGTGACACAACATAATAAATATTAGTTGTAGCACTTCTCTATAATCTTCATACACTCCTCATGAGCTAAATCATGGCTGTCAAATTCTTTATTAAAAAAGAAGAAAAACGCCTTCTTAACCAGAGGCATTTCAATAAAAATAAATTCATCAACCTTATGAAAGAAATGAAAACTCTTGTTTGATGTTTCAAAAACCATCAAAGAATTATGTTTTTTATCCTTCCATTTCGACATCAGATTGCGTCGCGATTTTCGTATAATCCTGAAGACATCCCCCGGCGTCGTATCGACATTCCCCCAAAACATTGCAACCGGGAAGTTTGCAAGGAACGGGATATAATCACCACCTTTATACCTGAGAAAGCGGTTCCGCAAATCCATTAATTGCAACTTAAAACCCATGTATTGCAACCACCATATGATGCAATCATACTCATAATCTGTTAACTCCTCTCCCCTCTTTTCCGTAAGAAATTTCTTCAGGTTATACTCAAACACTCCCAGCAAATCAGAATTGCACACTCTGCATGCTGGTACAGTGGCTTTAATGTAATGAGTTGACTGATTATTCTTTTTATTAATTAAAGATTTTTCAGCATTTGACTCAAAGGCCCACTGAGGAATAATGTGCTCACGAGTAATATCGTCAGGACTCCCGCATAACACACATATATCAGCATTATGGTCAGCAATAATACAATCCATAACTTTCTTTTGAGAGTGCTTTACTCTTTTTCTCAAAATAGTAAACTTTTCATCCATAAACACCCGTCTCATATAACATCTTTCGATAGAATCACTAATAACTCCCTTTCTATCAATTGTATAGATTCCTTGTCAAAACCAAATAACTCACGAACAGGATATTCCACCACAGCACTATTACGCCCCGGCTTATCCTTAAGCCCTAATTGATGTACTCGCGCAATTCGTTGCACTCCGCTGGCAAACTCCACCACCGCCGCACTCTCGCTACCTGTTGCTTTCATAAACCGGTTAGTGCGTAATTTCACAAACATTTCCCGCTTTATCCGGCCTTTCTTATTTCGCACTGGCTGGTTTTTTCTCGGTACATACGGCGTACCATCCGGGCCTTTTTGTAATTTAATTCGCTGCTGCTGACTCTGCCGCAGACGTTTCGCCAGTTCGGCGCTCAGTCGCCGACGCCCTGACGGTGACAGCGATTCAATCAGTCCGGTCAGCCGGTCTTCAAAACGCTTAAACTCATTCATCCCACTTGCTCACCAGTTCGCCATTGATATAAAGCTCCACCGGGCGGGTGACCGGCTCCGGCGGCGGAGGTTCCGGGATATTCTTCACATGCAGCGCACCGTCAACCTCACTGACCAGCGTGCGCTCGGTCAGCATCAGGCTGATACTGATATCAAAGCTGCTGTCATTGTTGATGTCTGCATAAAACGTGAAGCCCTTTTTCTGGCCTTCGTCGGTGGTCATGATGTCGGGCTGATTTTCCCGCAGCCACGCCAGCACCGGCACGATGAGCAGGTCAAAATCACCGGTAAAGTCGGTCACAATCACATTGAGCGTGTAACGCTTTTCGAATGACAGCGACGTCGCCAGTGTGGAAGCAATACTCCCGTTATCCACGAATATCCGCAGCATCTCTGGACTGGTTTTCAGCACCGTGACGGCATCAGTCAGCGCCCTGCGCAGGCTGTCGGGTTTGAGCATCGTTTTCGTCCTGACAGTGTTTAATCATTTTTATCTGGCTGGCACAGTGTGCCAGCGCGTTCTCAAGCTGCCGGATATCGGCACTTAAATCGCCGTTCTTCTCTGGGTCACTGCCCGGCATCGGGCAAAGACTCACTTTCGGGCAGGCGTTGTGGACAATCACTGGCGTCGGCGCAGGCCGGGCGCTGGTGCAACCGGCGCACAGCATCAGGCAGGTCAGCACCGTACCAGCGGCGAAAATCTTCGTTTTCATTGAGTAACCTCGTGATGGTTTTCTCGCGCTGTGCTTCACGCTTCGCGGCGTTCTCCAGCTCCTGACGCAGTGCCACCTGCGCCAGCTCGTTTTTGTCTGCCCTGGTAAGGGCAACATGAAGCTGGTTTTTCAGCATGGTGATGGTCGTCTGCTGACCGCTGGCGACGTTGTTCGCCCTGTCCAGCGAGGCGCGCAGGCTGGCATTTTTGTGTTTCACCAGAAACAGACCGGTCACCGCCAGCGATAACAACACGACCAGCACAATCATCAGCTTTGACATAGTTCCCGCCCCTCAAGACGCTGACGACAGGCTTTACGTATCAGCCGGAAAAACAGCGATGCCACGAGATAAATCAGTGCGGTAAAAATCCACCCGGCAGCGACCAGCGAGATAAACGTCGCCACCATCACCACCAGACCCACCGCCCGTCTGCGCCACAGCACCGGCTGCAAAAACAGCGACGTGACAATCTTCACGACCATCGATTCCGGCGGCAGCTCCCGCCCGTAGCGCTCCAGTACATACTCAGTGGCATACACGCCGACACCACAGGCAACCACACAGATAACCGTCGCCAGAATCGCCCAGGTGGCGACAAAACTGACGGCCACGCTCTGCGGGTAAATCAGGGACAGTGCCAGCATCAGCGCCAGCGACACGTTCAGCATCAGTGAAAGGGATAATTTCTTCATGGTGTTTACTCCGTTTAAGCCGGTACGCCGCCAGCAGTACGCCAGACGGTGACCAGTTTTTCCAGTGAATGCTCACGCTGACCGTAACCGGCACCCGGCAGGGACGCCCAGATATTGCGACAGCGTGAAATGGCGCGCTCAATGCGTCCCGCCCGGATGTCATCCAGTGCACCGCGTTCGCGGATCAACTGAATGGCGAGTCTGTCCTGTGACAACGGACTGAAATCCGGCAGGGCAAGCTGTTTGCGGTAGTGCGGCCAGAACAGGTAAAGCTGCTGATAGCGACCGGATGCCGTGGATTTTTCACCGCGACGGTTAAACACTTTCGCCGGTCGGCCATGTGCGAACGGGTGGTCACTGTAGTCGGTGAAAATTTCCGGCTTTCCGTCCAGTCCGGTGACTATCACGTCATAGCCCCGGTTTTTCGTCAGCGGATGGTTCGCCGTCCCTTCGGACACGGCCAGCATGTCGAGAAAGGCGGCGATATTCTGATGCGTGTTAATAACCGGCATTACGGTTTCCCCCTGCCCTTAAAGCGGCGCTGAATGGCAATCTCAATCACCTGATAACCGGCGATACCCAGCATGGAGCCGATGCCGCACACCGCAGGCAGTGACAGGTCAGGAAACTGCACCAGAACAACACCGGCAACCATCGAGACAAAACCACCGAGCAACATGCGCCCGATAAACAGACGCGGGGTGATGGGTTCACCACCGGCAAGCACCTTGCCGACAACAATCAGCACCCCAATCATGAAAAGCGACAGGACGCTTTTTTCTTCTGCTGTCATGCGTTACTCCCACAGATTGACAGTTTCAGCCACGGGCGCGGTCTGAACGTCGGGCAGTTCGACGGCGGTGCCGTGTGGCAGCACCGCGCCCAGTTCAGCCAGTCCCGGATTTGCGGCGAGCACGGCCTCGACCACGCCCTCAGTGCGCCCGTAATACCGGACACAAATGGCGTCGAGCGTGTCGCCCTGTAGCGCAAAGGTCTTCATCAGATTTGACTCACGATGCAGCGCGGCTTGTCCTGGATACGCGCCACCGCCCAGCGCATATCCCGCCACAGTTCATCAATGGTGCTGTCAATGCTGTCGGCCTTCTTGTCGCCTTTCGCACTGGCATCCACGCCGCGATAACGCTCATAAAGCGACGCGGTCGCCATCGCACACACGGCGCGCTCGTAGTAAAAAACCTTGATGCTTTCACCGTCGATATCGTCTGCCGGGACGTCAGCCAGACGCGTAAAACCGGCGGCAATTTTCTGTTCGCGGTACTCGTACAGCTCCGCATTCGTCTCCGCCATGCCTGACTTGATGGCCTCACGCAGACGGGCGGGGGCGACGGTCTGCTCAAGGCGCATACGTTCCCGGACGCGCTTCGGGTCGATATCGGGAAAAAAGAACGTGTTTTTAATCACCGGCTCGTCGCCTGCCGGTTGCGGGATGACCACCGTACCCTCACCGGACACGGGAGCCTCCTTTCGCGGAATAATCAGCGTCATCATGACTACCTCAGAAAAGTCGGGCGGTGGACGCCGGTACAGTGTCAGGTGATTCACCCACACTGACCGGCGTGCCGCCCTGGCGCGGGGCGCATTCGGTTGTTAACTGGCTTTCTTTTTCGGGCGTCCACGTTTTGCCGGTGTCACGCTCCGGGTCTTACGCGGGGCGCGGGTGGCCGCTTTGGGCTGCGGCTCCGGCTTCGGTTTCAGCTCCCGCTCCAGTCGTTCAATCTCTTTTTTGACACCTGCCTGACAGTCGAGCTGTGTCGCACGTTGCAGGTGAGCCAGCGCACCGGCGGCATCACCACCATCACGCAGAAGCAGACCGGTGATTTTGTGCAGCTTTGCGCGCACTTCATCAGGCATGTCAGCCGTGGCGGTCAGTTCAAGGGTCTCCGTCAGCAGGCGGGTATCCACAGACTCACCGGCAGCGTGGGCGCGCATGGCCGCGAGCGCCACCTCCTCGGTGAACATGTACGGCGGGGTACGGCGGTGTTTACCCGGCATGGTCAGACCGTACTTCAGGGCATAACGGGCAATCTCCAGCGCACCGCCAATATCGCCGGTATCCAGACGCCACAGCATGACCGTCATCAGAATGTCATCCTGTGCACCTTTGCCCTGCTCCAGCACGCCGTTCACCCACGGCAACCAGAACGGCAGCAGTTCGCGTTTTTTCGCGGCCTTCAGCTCTTTTGAATAAATCGCTTTCAGTGTGCGCTGGTCTGCGGCCAGCTTAACCAGCATCTGCTCATAGACAGTTGCATGTCGCAGCGGGGCGGCTTCCCGCTGCGCGGTCATCGCTGCCGAGACCCGCATCATGTGGCGCTGTGCGGGACTCGTCATCGGTTACGCTCCCGGCTCTGCGGTCGCTTTAGCCGGTGTGGAGAAATCACCGACCTTAATTTTTTCCACCAGACAACCGGCGGCGTAGTCCTCCACCACGTAATCAATGTTCATTGACTCGTAGTTCTCCACGCGATCGAGTTTCGGGTTTTCCTCAATCACGCGGCGATGGCTGTCATCCATGTAGTAGATGGACAGGTTTTCCAGCTTCGTGATGAGCATCGCATCAGCCGGGAAGTACGGGACGCGTACCGCTGGCAGGTTGCCGATGCGTTTCTGGCTGATGATGACGTCAGCGGCCAGCATTTCGCTGTTGTCCTGCTCCTTGTTGACGATGGGAAAATACTTGTCCGCCAGTAGCTGACGTCCCACAATCACCACAAGGTCAGGGTCTTCCTGATACCACGGCTCAATCAGGTTGTTGGTCGCATCCATCACCAGTGCATCAAGGCTGGCATAATCACCGCCCTTACCCACGCGGATGACCTCAGAGGTGGTGTGCCCTTCCTCGTCAGTGACCTTGCTCATCACGCGCGCCGGAGCTTCATTGCGGTATTTCTGCAGCCAGCCGACCGCCACATCCTGCAGCATCGGGTTACTGCTGCGGTCAGAGGTTTCGGCACGCCTCACGCCGTTAAAACCGGCCATGATTAAATCAAGGGACTGGCGTTTGATAATGGCGTTACGGACACGGAGCTGGAAATCCTGATAACGCGCCCACAGGTCCAGCGTTTTGTAGCGGATATAAAAATCGAAGTTAATCTGGTCGCATTCGTACTTGTTTGACGCCAGCTTCGAGAAGTCCTTCGGCTGACGCTCGGTGCCACCGGCGGTGTCGGTGGTGCTGGCGATGGAGCCGGTGACACCAATACCAATTTTTTCCCCTTTCATTTCGCTGACCGGCACAATGTTGATGCGGGTCAGAAAGTCAGAGGACTCCTGCATGGTGTTCATCAGGGTCTGGGTGACCGACGGTTCAACGGTGAATTTTTTCGACACATCACCGGCGTCGATGCCGTTCAATTCGGCAACACGGGACAGGTAAGCATTAAATTTAAAGCGGGTTTCCTGGCGCATAGTTTTTCCTGAAAATTAAGGGTTAATCGTGAAGGTTTTCCCGGACTGACTGACGCCGGTCAGCAGTTCGTCATCAGGGCGTCACCGCCACCGCCGGTGGCCTTGCTGCGGCGCTGCTGGGTCAGACTTTCGGTGTGGTCGAGGCTGTTTTTCAGGCGGGTGAATGCCTGGCTGGTTTCATCCGCCCTGTCAGTCACCTCCTGCTTAAGTGCGGAAAAGGCGGTTTCCATCTCAGCGAGGCGCTGCTCAGTGGCGCTCAGTTTTTCCTGCACATGTTCAGCAACAGCGGTCACCGCTTCATGCACGTCATTCAGACGGGCATCATCGCTGGCCTGTTTGCGGCCAAAAATGGACTTCACCTTTTCGGTCAGGGCGGTGAACACGGTTTCAGGCAGGTCTTCAAATTCCAGCTCAACGGGCGTTGCCACTGAAATCAGATTTTCAGGGCTTAATTTGAAGCGGTTCAGGGGATTGTGTTTTGCCGTGCGGCAGAATTCCAGGTATTCCGTGCCAAGGCTTGCCGGGTCATCGGTGACGGCCAGCCCCACCAGATAACATTTGCCGGTATTGGCAAAGTTCGGCTGAATTTCCATTGAGGTATAGACCTTCTGCGCGGCCTTGTTCATCGCGATAAGGTCATCGGTCGGGGTGATTTTCGCAAACAGCGCCCATTTGCCTTTCAGCGCCGAATCGTCATCAATCTTTTCGGCCTTCAGTTCGGCCACATCGCCATAACGTTTAAAAATGCCGTCAGGCAGGATGCCGCGCAGATGTTCCAGGTTAATGCGGCAACCATAGACACGCGGGTCAAAGGTTTCGGCCATTTCCTGAATATCCTGCGCACTGATGACACGCCCGTCACAGGTGTCACCCTCAACGCCGATACGAAAGAATTTTGAGACTTTTTTTGCCATTGTCAGGAGTCCTGAATAGTGATTAGAGGAGTCACATGTCGGCATCAGTTTCCCGACGATGCGCATCCTCCGCCATCAGTCCCGGATGGCTTATCACTGACACAACAGCACCTTAGCGAATCGCAGGGCGCGACTCAGTAGCCTTGCCGTGTATTCATCACGGCGAGGTATTCATGACCATCACCACAGACACCACTCTTTTACACGACCCGCGTCGTCAGGCGGCGCTGCTGTACTGGCAGGGGTTTTCCGTGCCGCAGATTGCCGCCATGTTGCAGATGAAACGCCCGACGGTGCAGAGCTGGAAACAGCGCGACGGCTGGGACAGCGTTGCCCCCATCAGCCGTGTCGAAATGAGTCTGGAAGCGCGGCTGACCCAGCTCATCATCAAACCGCAGAAAACCGGCGGTGACTTCAAGGAAATTGACCTGCTGGGACGCCAGATTGAACGGCTGGCGCGGGTCAACCGCTACAGTCAGACCGGCAACGAGGCAGACCTTAATCCGAACGTCGCTAACCGCAACAAAGGCGGGCGTCGCAAACCGAAAAAGAATTTTTTCAGTGACGAGGCCATCGAAAAGCTGGAGCAGATTTTCTTTGAGCAGTCTTTCGACTATCAGTTGCACTGGTATCGCGCCGGGCTTGAGCACCGCATCCGCGATATCCTGAAATCCCGCCAGATTGGCGCGACGTTTTATTTTTCCCGCGAGGCGCTGCTGCGCGCCCTGAAAACCGGTCATAACCAGATTTTTCTGTCGGCCAGTAAAACGCAGGCGTATGTGTTCCGCGAATACATCATCGCCTTTGCCCGGCTGGTTGACGTTGACCTGACCGGTGACCCGATTGTCCTGGGCAATAACGGCGCAAAACTGATTTTTCTCGGCACCAACTCCAACACCGCGCAGAGCCATAACGGCGACCTGTACGTCGATGAGATTTTCTGGATCCCGAATTTTCAGGTACTGCGTAAGGTGGCATCAGGTATGGCCTCACAGAGTCACCTGCGCTCGACCTATTTCTCCACCCCGTCCACGCTGGCGCACGACGCCTATCCGTTCTGGTCGGGTGAACTGTTCAACCGGGGACGCGCCAGCGCCGCCGAACGCGTGGAAATCGACGTCAGTCATAACGCCCTTGCCGGTGGGCTTCTCTGTGCGGACGGCCAGTGGCGGCAGATTGTCACCATTGAGGACGCCCTGAAAGGTGGCTGCACGCTGTTCGACATTGAGCAGCTTAAACGCGAAAACAGCGCCGACGATTTTAAAAACCTGTTCATGTGTGAATTTGTTGACGACAAGGCGTCGGTATTCCCGTTCGAGGAGCTGCAACGCTGCATGGTCGACACGCTGGAAGAATGGGAAGACTATACGCCGTTTGCCGCGAATCCGTTCGGCTCCCGCCCGGTCTGGATTGGTTACGACCCGTCACACCGTGGCGACAGTGCCGGATGCGTGGTGCTGGCACCGCCGGTGGTGGCCGGTGGCAAATTCAGAATACTTGAGCGTCACCAGTGGAAAGGCATGGACTTTGCCACCCAGGCTGAATCCATCCGCAAACTCACCGAAAAATACAACGTCGAATACATCGGTATTGATGCCACCGGCCTCGGTGTCGGCGTGTTCCAGCTCGTGCGCTCGTTCTATCCCGCCGCGCGCGACATCCGCTACACGCCGGAAATGAAAACCGCAATGGTGCTCAAGGCAAAAGACGTCATCCGCCGTGGCTGTCTGGAATACGACGTCAGCGCCACCGACATCACCAGCTCGTTTATGGCTATCCGCAAGACCATGACCAGCAGCGGACGCAGTGCCACCTATGAGGCCAGCCGCAGCGAGGAAGCCAGCCACGCCGACCTCGCCTGGGCGACCATGCACGCCCTGTTAAATGAGCCACTCACCGCGGGTATCAGCACTCCGCTGACATCCACCATTCTGGAGTTTTACTGATGAGCAAGAAAAAAGGGAAAACACCGCGACTAGCGGCAAAAAAAATGACCGCCAGCGCCCCGAAAATGGAGGCATTCACCTTTGGTGAACCGGTGCCGGTACTCGACCGCCGTGACATTCTGGATTACGTCGAGTGCATCAGTAACGGCAGATGGTATGAGCCACCGGTCAGCTTTACCGGTCTGGCAAAAAGCCTGCGTGCTGCCGTACATCACAGCTCACCGATTTACGTCAAACGTAATATTCTGGCTTCAACGTTTATTCCGCACCCGTGGCTTTCCCAGCAGGATTTCAGCCGCTTTGTGCTGGATTTTCTGGTGTTCGGCAATGCGTTTCTGGAAAAGCGTTACAGCACCACCGGTAAGGTCATCAGACTGGAAACCTCACCGGCAAAATATACCCGCCGTGGCGTGGAAGAGGATGTTTACTGGTGGGTGCCGTCCTTCAACGAGCCGACACCTTTCGCGCCCGGCTCCGTGTTTCACCTGCTGGAGCCGGATATTAATCAGGAGCTGTACGGCCTGCCGGAATATCTCAGCGCCCTTAACTCTGCCTGGCTGAATGAGTCGGCCACTCTGTTCCGCCGCAAGTATTACGAAAACGGCGCACATGCCGGATACATCATGTACGTCACGGATGCCGTGCAGGATCGCAACGATATCGAAATGCTTCGCGAAAACATGGTGAAGTCGAAAGGCCGCAACAACTTTAAAAACCTGTTTCTCTATGCCCCGCAGGGAAAAGCCGACGGCATTAAAATTATCCCGCTCAGTGAAGTGGCGACGAAGGACGATTTTTTTAATATCAAAAAAGCCAGTGCCGCAGACCTGCTGGACGCGCACCGCATCCCCTTTCAGTTGATGGGCGGCAAGCCGGAGAACGTCGGGTCGCTGGGCGATATTGAGAAAGTAGCAAAGGTCTTTGTCCGCAATGAGCTTATCCCGTTACAGGACAGGATCCGCGAGATAAACGGCTGGCTCGGTCAGGAGGTCATCCGATTTAAAAACTACTCACTGGACACTGACAACGGCTGAACATCGCCGCCTGCGGGCGGCTTTTTTACACCCCGTCATCACGCCCTCACACGTTCGCCACTGTACAAAACACCCCGCAGACACACCAACGCCCCGGCAGGCCGACTAAACGCCATCACGACGCGCTCAGACGCTGAAAAAATAAAATCAGCACCACCGCCAGCGCGCAGTGCTTTCCCCGCCTCGCCCGCCCGCTTCATGGGTCGGTTTTAATGCAGTTGCATAAACATAGTACAAGCGCGCCAGTCAAGCCTAGCGCACATACATAGAGAACGTATTTAAACATGCAAAATGATGCACCCTATAGGTGCATTCATATTAAACATCACCGAGCCATCTTGACTGCATAATGAACACAAAAATAATGTTCTCCCGCATATCTAAAATGATGTTCAATTTTTCTCAAACCTATATATGGAGTCTCCACTTCTTTAATCCCAACTATCTCATGAGATTCTACACCAATATCTACCGGAGTAATCTCTTTTAGATAATCAATGTATCTCTCACACCAAGCATCAAATTTTGCACCAGTATAATAAGCAATTAAAAACAAGCGTTTAACATTAATAGGATTATAGTTACTAATTAGCTTTGAATAATGCTTTAATATGTTAGCTTGATCTAGAGATTTTAAAATCAATGCTTCTATTATAGCAAATAGATTTCCTTTATCTTCAATAACAAGATCTAATTCACCCGCACTTTTACCAGATTGAGACTCTCCCTCTCTAGTTTGATCTTTTACCTCATAATTCTTAGCTAATAACATATCCCGTATAAAATCATTAAAATCATCTTCACCATATCCTTTAGCAGAGCGACGCCCCAATCTTTGAAGCACCCAAGATAAATCACTATCAAACTTTATAAAATTCAAAGGACGCTGCACTCGACCATCCTTTGATATTAAGCTTATACTATTAAGATTTAACAAATTAATCCTTTGCCTGATTAATTCATCAATATATCCAGAGTAACTATTATTATCTAACACTACGATATGCTTATCAAAAGTAGTGGCTGCATTAGCAACTGCACAAACAACTATATCCTTAATATCCTCAGAACTATTCGGCACTGGTGTACGCAATATCTTGCCTGAAGGAGCTTTAGATAACTCAGACTCCCACTTCTTAAAAAACAAAAAAGAATCCTTGTTGTTTCCGCAAGACTTTAAATAACCTAAGCGAATTTTTCCATCAGCATCAAGAATCAACTCATTTTCACCATTAACAATGGTTTCAATAAAAAAACCGCTAAAAACTTTAACATCAGAAATATTAGCAGCAACAAATTCAGGACACAAACAAACAGCACAAAGCATATCAATGAACTCCCTTTGAGTTCATTATTTTTTGTATCTTTAATTCCTGTATTCTAATTGTATCCTGAATCTCAACATCCATAAACTCATTTGGCCATGTGATATCTCCATCAGAATTCACAGCCACTCTATTTAGTAAGGTTGATGTTCCCTCTTCATCTCGCTCAAGATGATAGATTGCCACATGGTCCTCAGTAAGTTCGCTTGATTCATCAACAATTCTTAATCTAATCCGTCTAACTAATGCATCACTATGTGTTTCAATAATAAAAATTTTCTTTTCTTGCATAGATATTTTAATTAATGCGTCAGTTAACCATGCCTGCATTTTAGGATGCAAATGTATTTCTGGTTGTTCTATTATTGTAATCGAGCCCTTTGGTGACAAATAAGCTTGAACCAAGACAGGCAACACTTGTGATATTCCAAACCCTACATCTGTCAATTCTAAATTAACAGCATCTTGGTTTATAACTATCTTATGAATTATGTCATTAACTCTAACTATATCAACCGCTAAGTTAAATTCAGCGAGAAGAAGGTTTATGTTTTCTGTTATTTTTGTATTTTTCTTCAGAATCTCCGCCAACTCAGAGCCATCAGCAGAATTTAACTGAGCATGATTGACTGTTTTATCTAATAAATAATAACGCTGAGGAAATGCCCTCAACGGGCTGACATGATTAACATTTTCGCCATCAAACATTTTTGAAAGCATTAATACTCCCAGAGAAACAACATGTGACAAAAAGTTAACAACAGGGTTGTAGGAATTTCCAAAAAAAACATAAAAACCACGTCCTTCATTGACAGGGAATAGCCCCAAAGAATAAGGATTCATGATTTCTAAGATATCAGACTTACATCCTCTAAATACTTCTTGAGGGATAACATCCGACAATACAACGACATTATTCTTTTTGGGTAACAGTTCAACTATTCTTTCATCATTCTTATTTAGAAGAACAAATCTCGAAACCTTTACCACACCTTTATTTTTATCATATCTGAAGTCATAACTTATTTTAGATGCAGACAATTTATTTCCTGAAATAGAAACAACTTTAGTTAGGCAATCTTTGATTCTCTTCAATGGGCATTCATATATAAATCTGCGTAAGTTTTCTGAGGTAGCCCGGCTAAACATAATATTATTGCCAGCATCTCTAAAAAGCATAATCAACTGGCACAATTTATCAGCAATAATATTTAATTTAGCCTCCTCAAACTCATCAAAATTAACAATAGCATTCAAAGATTCATTTATCAAATTATTGGCCTTCGCGACCAACTCATCATTATTTTTTACTGTCTGTATAGTGAATCGCATAATCATAGCAAATGATTCTAAAGTTTCTCTTCTCAGAGTATCAATGCCATTTTTAACTACGCTATTATCAGAAAAATCAAAGCTAAAGTTAAGTGTTTTGGAGTCATCTTTATTTTTTATAATATTTAATGCTTCCCCCATTCCCACTTTAGGTCCATTCAGCCGTAGAGCAGAGTCAGACAATGACATTGAATCAACTGTCTGAGAAAACATCAACAAAGAGTTAATTAGTGCACTTTTTCCACAACTATTTGCACCTAACAATATTGTCAATGGCTTTAAATCTAACTTAAAGCTTTCGTATGCTTTATAATTTTGTCCTGTAAAAGTTCTCAGCATATAATCTCCTTTTTAATAATAGTATAAATGTTATGTCTCATAAGTTTTACCATATATACTCCACGTTATGGCAAATCTCATCAAAAATGAAAGCATCTCTTTTTATACATTTAAGCAGCAACCTGTTTCTCTGACCACCCATAGCCGTAGTATGACGCATAGAAAAGAAAACATGAACAGATGTTACAAAAAATGTAGTATGCTATACAAAACAATGCATTACAGCCTGAAGCGCTATCTTATACTACAAATTCCGGCCACTCATCAGCGACCGGATACGTGAATCCTTTCCCGCCATAATTTACGGTCGCGCCACGCGCCAGCGTCTCAATCTCCCATCGCTGCGGCCTGATACCGTTCTGAGCAAGGTCAACACGGATACGGGTAATTTGCATTCGTTCCGACCTGGTCAGTCTGGCCGATGGCGCTATTTCATGCGGTTTTAACGGACTTCCGTTTCTTTGCTGACGGTTTGGTCTTCTCAGGCCGTGTTTTAATGCGCTTCTGAGCGCCCTCACGACCTCCTGGTCATTCCATTCGATAACACCGTCATCAACCAGATTAAGCACTGCTGCGGCGTGTTCAGAAGGTGTGGGAGCCGGTAACGAAGTATCACCACCGGTGAGCTTTCCACAGTTATTGACAGGACTCCGAGGCGCGGCGATTCCGCTTTTTAAAGTCAAAGGCTCAACGACCGGAACTTTCGGCACAATGCGCCAGTCCGTCGTTCTGGTGATATGAATATGACGCGCGCCGAGATGCGGCGCGTAAATGCCGACCACTCTCTCGACTTCTTCCTCGTACTCGTTAACGTCATCCGACGGGCTACGGGCAACCCTGACAGTCTGACAATCGCGCGGGACATTTGCCCCACCCTGCGCGCTGATATACAACGCAAAATCACCACTGTCTGCGGCAGCGCGAGCAGCCTCGACGCGTTCGTCAAACTCATCAGCAATACTGACGCCGCGAGGCAATTTGCGTAGTTCACGGTAAGCCCCCATTGTCGGCAGTCCAACCGTTTTAAATTGTGGGATGCGCCACGTTGACGCCCATGCGGTAACAGCCGCAGCAGTGTCTTTCAGCGGTCTGCCGGTATCGTTATCGAGCTGACCATCCAGTGCATAGCCGTCGATATTTTTTGAAATGTATTTCGCGATATATCCCGCAGCACCGCCCCGGTTAAGGTGCTTTGCCTGAAAACGGTTTCGCGCGGCTCCTCTTTCGTCACCATCCTCTTTGAGCGCATAGCGACGCATGATTTCGATAATCTGGTTACGCTGGCGTGGATTACAAAAAAGCATCATATGCCAGTGTGGCGTTCCGTCGTGGTGTGGCTCGACGACACGCAAACCGTAGACCTGTAAATCATTATCCTTGAATGCCGTGCGCATCAGGCTCCAGATGCGGCAGAGATAACGCTGCGCATCCTTTGGATTAAATGCCTCATCGTTCCAGCCGTGATTAAGCTGAACGGTTTTACTTTCGCCTTTTCTGACCTGACGAGTCGGGTGATACTTTGACGGCGCGGTCAGCGTGATAAACATCCCCACATCACCCTCTGCGGCGGCGTAACGCTCAATACCGGCAATGGTGTTCATCAGCTCCATCCGGCGAATTTCAGGATTAGAAATACTGCCCATCACCTTACTGATAAGGTCGATGCGCTCGCCGGTTTCCCTGTTTTCAAGGTCACACGATTTAAGAAATTCCAGATTTGCCTGGCGGCGCGCACGCACATCACGAATGGCGTGTTTACTGGCATAAGGAGAACGGTCTTTATTGACCTCCCCGACAGCTATCAGTAACGCTTCATGCCAGCGCATACGCTGGCCTTTAAGCTGATGAGTCCACCACTCATCGTTAAACAGACGGGCAATGGCAGAATATGCCTGCCTCGTGGTCATCTGCCCTTTACGGTATTTTTTCCAGTAGAGAGGGGAAATATTGAAAGCACGTGCAGCGCCAGCAACATGACCATAGAGGTGAGCCTGCGCCTCATCCGTAAACAGCGATTCTTTTTCGCCATGCGCATCCACCCAGGCATCGCTGAGTTCCTCATACATCATGAAAAGCTGCGATGAAATACGGGCGGCAAACTTTTTCAGCTCCTTGTCATTCATTCCAGGCAGGCGCGCATAGTGGTCACGCTCTGCCAGAAACAGCAACGACGCGTCGGTGTTCATTTCATGGCGCTGATTCACACGCTCAATGCGCGGCCATAAACGACGCTGAAAAGTGGATGTGAGAAAATAAAACCCGTGCACCGGGCTTTTATTGCGCCGGATGTAGTCATAGCGTGAAGTAAACAGCGAACGCAAAAAGTAAGGCAGGCGATTAATCGTGGATAAAACACCTTGCACCTGACGCATCTCGTCACGTGTAAGAGGTCTTTCGCGCCCTACAGCCTCGCGTGGCGCGTTCCATGCATAAGCACCGGTAAACGCCTTACCGGTGCCTGCGGCAAATGCTGACGGAGGGACAAAACGCCCGGAGGCTTTAACGGCCATATGAGCCAAAAGCCTCAGAACAACGCCTGCTGAGTTGCTCAACCTGCGCGTTTAAATCAGCAAAAGACTTTGCGCTTCCGGTCAGAATATCGTGATGCATCAGGCCGGAAACGAGCTGGCTTAATTTCGGGTAATAACCAACCACCGCCAGCCACTCCTGACCGGCGTTTTTACCGCTTTCCGCTCTCTTTTTCTCGTGGAGAATAAACTGAAAGCTGTCACTGGTAACGACATAACGTTCGCCAATTTCAATACGAATACTCATGCCGTTCTCCGGTAATGTTTGTTTTTTGCTTCAAAGACTGACTGACAGGAAACACAACGCGTGGCTGACGGATAAGCCGCACGACGGGCAGCAGGTATTGGCGCATCACACTCTTCGCAAACCAGCGCAGAAGCACCACAATGTTTTACCCTTGCCGCGTTAATCTGGCGCTCCAGTAATTCAGCCTGTTGTTCCTGAATAAAATCTACGTTGTCCGGCATTACCCGCTCCTTTTGTCGTTCAGCTTCTTAAATTCATCAGCGCAATAGCTGGCGATTTCTGTCGTTAATTTTGTCAGTTCATCCACGGATGAAATTTGCTTATGAAATACAGCGCGTTTAACAAGTAAATTGACCACATCAGACAGGAGATTTAATTTATCCGCATAAATGGCTATAGTTGATTCCACCATATCCCCAGTGTTTTTATCGCGTTTAATATCAGCTAGCGACAAATCACCATTTTTCATGACTGAAATCTTCAGCCAGTTATTAAGCAATATATTTTTCATTCGCTATATGCCCTCTCCGCAGAATCAATCATTTCCCGGCCATTATCGGTAATACAGAAACCTTCTCTTGATTTGGTCACAAGCCCCCATTTCCCCATTGCTATAAATGCTTTTTCCACACGACTAGGACAGGAGCGGAAGACATCGCTTGAAGGATGTAGTGGAGTCTTGTCATCTAATTTTTTAAGTAATGAAAGTTGATAATCTGTTAAGCGTTTCCTGAACCATTTTGTATTTGTCATCTCCAACTTCCCTGTTATTTATTGAGTCCTAGATTATGGAATTTGGCAGACTCCTGACTGAGCAACTCGACTATCTCCACGCGGGATAACTCCGCCTTTGTGATGTGGCGAATCATGGCATCAAGATGAGACGAAAAGCGCGTTGCTGCATCGGCCTGTGCTTCGGTTCTGGCCTGTTGCAGCATTAATGCGTATTTACCGCACTGATTTTCAGAAACTGTATGCATGACTTTCTCCAGGCAAAAAGAAGCCCCGCACGATTAAGTGCGTTAAAAACTTTGGTTAATTACTTAATGTAGATATTGCTCTGGTTTTACCGACGTCAGAATTGTCGGTGCATATTCAAACAGACTGAATAATTCACGTAATGCACGGAATAAAGCATCACGCCAGTAACATGACTCTTCATTAATTCGCCAGTATGGCTGATTAAATTCATTTTCTGTCAGTCGTGCGTGCATAAATAAAGTACGGCGCTGACTGACAGTTAAAAAGCTAATATATGCATACTCACTTGCACCGACCTGACGGCGTTTTGAGAATGCCCCACGCAATTCATCAATTGCACAAACCAGCCGTTCACGTTCGACGTCGTTCATTTCTTCAAAACGCATCGTTGCATGACGCTGTTTTAACTGTGCATGGAAGCAAACCGTTAGCCGTTCGCGCTCCATCATCTGATTATAATAATCACATGTCTCCTGCCAGCGAGGGACGGCAAGATGCTTACCAATTATCCGGCGCATAGTTGCTGGTTGTTTTTCAACGAGATTGAGCGTCATCACTGTCATTTCCATACCCTCCGGCTTTTCAGAAAGGTCAGAGCCTTTTTTAACGGACTCTGTTTTTTGGTGCGGATAATGATTCCCTTACGCCCCTTACCGTGGGTAATGGTGAAGTCAATCGCCCTGGGGCTTTCGTTACGCAATAACTGAGCAATACAACGAGGCTCGTTCATCCTTTCCACCTTAAGCCGCACGGCCATGTCTTGATTTGCTGTAACTAATGCGATTTTTCCAGTCATGCCATTCTGTCGGAGCTTCATCAACTAGTTGGGCTGCGTACTTGTCCCACTCACGGCGATTAATCCATAACTCAGCATGACCGCCCGGCTTTAATGGGTCCGTCATATAAAAGGCTGGTAACTTGCCTGCTTTCGCCATTTCAGCAACAGCACGAGGCGTCTTACCGATGTAAAGAGCAAATCCCTCTTTCGAGAGCAAATCCGACGGTGCGGCTGCAAGTTTGATGTCACATTTTTTACTTTTTGTGAGATCAGATACTTTTTCTCCAACATCGTTATTCATTTCTGATCCAATACTCATTTTGATATCCTCAACTTTGGTGCCATTCAACCAGAGCTATTTGAAGCCGCTCTGAGTTGTTCTGGCGTGTCGCATACAACATAAATTACGAGATACGACAATTCATGTCAAATACACAAATCACATCTCAAGCAGAGAAACTCGCACTTATTCGGGAGTCAGAAAGAATGACAAGGAAGCAAGTTGCTGAATTAACTGGAATTAACTACAACACCTATGCTGGATATGAGCAGGGAAAAGTAAAGATGTCTTTTGACGCAGGCATGAAATTTTTCAAGCCTGAAAGATTTCGCAAGTACCGTGACTGGTTCATGTTTGATGAAACTGATCCCGCTGGCGGACAAATAGCCCCGGCGCTCGCGCACATTGGGCAAGACTCAACAACCTTGCACCACTCAGACCAAAAGACTGGCTGACGATTTATTCAGCATATGTATGCAGTAAATGTACGAAAGAAAATTGCATTAATTTTCAAGTAGTAGAAGTAAACAGCGTCATCGGAGGGCTTTATGTCTATTAAAAAGCTCGATGATGGTCGTTATGAAGTGGACGTCAGACCGCAGGGTGCAGATGGAAAACGTATCAGGCGGAAATTTAAAACTAAAGGTGAAGCTCAAGCATTCGAACGTCATGTACTGGTTAACTACCACAACAAAGAGTGGCTGGAGAAGCCAGCCGACCGACGAACTCTTACAGAGTTGTTAGGCAGATGGTGGATATATCACGGAAAATCACATGAGCGTGGAGATATTGAACGGGGGCGTTTGACGACAATAATCGCCAAATTTGCAGAAATGGGAGTGTCCAGAGCTGACCAGCTAACAAAGAAAACGATAACTGATTATCGCGTTGTAATGATGAACGATGGTCTAAAACCAGCCAGCGTAAATCGGCATCTGGCAATAATGAGCGGGATGTTCACCAAGTTAATTGATGCCGGTGAATACCATTCTCACAACCCGTTCCGTGAGGTTAAGCGATTACGTGAAGCTGTTACAGAAATGGCTTTTTTGTCCAGTGAAGAGATTACACGGCTGTTATCCATGCTCGATGGTGATGAATTAAATGCGACTCTGGTCTGCCTTTCTACTGGTGGACGCTGGAGTGAAGTGTCTAATTTAAAAGCTGAACACATCATTAACCAGATGGTTACGTTTATGAAAACTAAAAACGGAAAGCGCAGGACAATTCCCGTTTCGCAGGACCTGATTAAACGGATCAAGACCAAAAATTCAGGCAGGCTTTTTAATGCCAGTTACTACAAAGTGCGCAACGCTCTCAGGGAAGTAAAACCCGATTTACCTGACGGACAGGCAGTGCATGTTTTGAGGCATACATTTGCCACACATTTTATAATGAATGGAGGTAACATAATCACATTGCAGCGCATCCTGGGTCATTCTAACATTCAGCAAACTATGACCTACGCACACTTTGCACCGGATTTCTTACAAGATGCAGTGACTCTTAACCCGGTGTCAGGAATGTCCATAATGCGTCCATAA